CTACAATTCATCCAGATATACAACATCAATTTAATATGTATACATATAAACAAGTAGTTGAAGATTTAGGTTTGAAATATACTAGTGCAAGTAAAAAAGAAATATCTGATAAATTACTGGACATTAGTGAAATAACTTTTCTAAAAAGAAGTTTTGTTTATGATGAAAAAATGAAAATTTGGAAATCACGATTAAATCATGATGTTATTATGGAGATACCAAGATGGAGTGAAGGTGATCCAACAAATACTCGTGATCAAATTGGAAGATTTAATTCTTGTCTCTTAGAGTTAGCTAATTACTCTGAAGAAGAATTCCATTTTGTTCGAGGAAAGTTTAAAGGATATATACTCGAATTGAATGAGAAAGGATATAATTTTAATTTAGATGATTTATTCATTTATGAACGTTGTTTAAATATTATGTATCCAAAACATTATCCTTGCAGTGCACCTTGTTATGATCTTGCTGTATTTGGGAAACAACAATATACAGTATTGCATAATAGGGCTGTGGAGTGTAATCTCGGTAAACTATTGAATTATACCGACGGAAGTTATGATGTATCCCCCGTCGAAGAACAATCAAACATCGCACAATCTACAATTAATTTTGAATTTACTAAAGCTGAATTGTTGTTATTTCGCAAGCGTATTGCTCGTATTATACGTCATAATGTTGTAAAAATAAGACCTGCACTCAATGAAATAGCTAATCAAATTGCCAAGATTGTAGTTTCAACATGTCCTTGTCCTGGAGCTACACAAGTTTATTCAATTGTTCGTGAAATGATGGATTCTGGTGAACTTTGGCAATTGTTAAATACAGAAGAATTGAATGTTATACCAGAAGGACAAGAATCACTTGTGCCTCAAGGTATGAGTGATGGTGACAAAGTGCAAAAAAATTAAAATGGTTAAAAAGAATGATTCTTGGCAAATAGTTAAGCCAGAAGAACAATTTACGCCACAAGGTATCGATGATGATTCACCTGTTGATGTTGAACCAAAGAAAGAAACAATTACTACTTTCTTAGATATTAATGAAATGCATGTAGCACGACCATTACCAAACCATACTGTAATTGGGCACACAACACAAGATACTGTCACTATGGGAAACTTTCTAGATCGGCCTTATATTATTAATCAATATAATTGGACTAGTGCTGCAACATTATATACCAATATATTTACAATTGAATTTCCTTATGTTTTAACATCTATATTATCAATTTCAAATAAGTTACAAAATATTGCATTTTGGGCTCCTGATATTGAAATAACTATACGAGCTAATACCACTGTTTTTCATTATGGTGGTATTATTTTTAATTGGATACCGCAG